GGACAACTTCCTACCCCGTGCATCTTTAAATTTATTAATTGTAAAATCAAACAAGTCTACTAGAGGCTGTGGCCCACTTGCTCTACCGCCAAATGTTTTTAATCTAGCACCCGCAGGTCTCACTTTATTAACATTAATCTTAGGTACTCTTCCTGTATAAAGATAAGATATTAAATCTCTAAATGCTTTTGCCCATCCTTCTTTAGAATCAACAACAGATACTACATCTTCTGTATGTTCAAACTCTTGATTAGGTATAGTGGGAAGTTTATCCGCATATTGCCTCTCAACAGAAAAGCCTACACCTGTACCATTAAGTAGTATGTACAGCACTTCATCAAAAGCTTTAGGATTATCTATTGGTATATACGAACAGTTATACCCTGCAATGTTTTCTCTTTCTAATGCTTTGCCAGCCGTCATCAATGCCCTCATACTAGGCATTACCTCCAATGACAATATTGCTTCCTCCATATCCTCCCAAGATTTTTCATCTACATTCTTTATGTTTTCTTTAAAGAAACTAATAAGCCTATGAACCGTTTCATCCCAACTTTCTCTTCTACCTTTGTTTTCTAACCAACGTGAGTATCTAGACATGTGTATAAATGCTTGATATTCTGTAGGTAAATAATTTCCCCCTAATAATGATGCCATTTACTTTTCTCCATATTCTAATTCTAATATTAATTCTGCATAATGTATAACTTTTCTTATATCTTCTGCCCCGTTTTTCTTCCTATGACGAGAAATGTACTTTACGATGTTTCCTTCTAGGAAGTCAAGTTTATTTTTAGAAATATATTCTATGGGCATAATTTCAAAGTCTATATAATGATTGCCACCCACCTGTCTACCTTTTCCTCTTACTGATTGTTTTATCATATCATCGTGAGAGTCATACTGTTCTCTTTTCTTCATTTTATACTCCCATGCTACATAATGTAATTCCACCTAGAATTATTACTACTATTAATATTGCTACTAATTTACTCATCTGTATCTTCTCCAAACAATGATATAATGTTATCTTTCTGTTTATGGGTTGCAGTAGTTCTTCTATCCATAAGACTATCCGTTACAGGAAGTTTAGTCACACGTCTCATTTCATCTAATACAACACTCTGTCCTCTTTCTTTTATCGTGTCCATATCATTTGCTAATAAAGATAAAACACCCCTAGAAAGAACATAAGATAAATCTACATGATTAGTTCCCATTGGGTGAGTATCTACTACAGCAAGACTAACTCCATCTTCTCCATCAGATTTAAGAAGTATAATATACATATCTCTAGGAAATTTATCCTTGTATGAGTTTAAATCTTCTTTATTCATCTAACCATTCCTGTGGTAAAAATCCTTGACACCATTTAAAACCATACCTCTCACACCATCCAGAGTATGTAGTTTTAGAGCCCTTATACAATTTGTTACCTGCTCTCATAAACAAAAATCGTATGTCTATCTCTGGATGCTGTTTTTTAATTAACAAGTGCTTGCCTCTGTCCGCTGTAGTGAACAGGCCCTTTGCCTCTACAAAGAAGTTTTTACCTACTATAGTAAAGTCAGGATTATAAGTAGAATGCCTAACATAATCTATTTTCTCCGATTCATATTCAAATTTTACATTGTTTCTATTTAAAGCCACTGCGATAGACAACTCAAAGTCTGATCGGTAGCCGTGATGTCTTAGTACCATTATACCCTCGGCATGTTTTTATATAATATATCCTCAAACTTATCATTAAAATACTTGAAAGTTTTTGGTGCACTCTCTCGTAGAATGCCTCGTTGTTCTTCTATGCCTGTCCAGTGTAATACTACTAGGCCATTTCTCATTTTCGCTTGTGTAGCTAATGTATCTAGGTCATGGTCTATTTTCTCCTTATGTTCTTCAAACCTATCATCATCCCAAGGTTCATCTAGGTCAAATGTTTTAGTCATGCGGATTGGTATGCCATTAGGTCTGTTGCGTAGTTCTTTTACAATACTATCACCACCAAATGTTTTATCACACTCTTGGTAACCGAAGTATACATTCTCATTGATGTAGCTATCTCCTATGGTTACTTCAGTAGATAAATAAATCATACTTCTATTTCTCTCTTTTTTAATTTCGTATACCAAACCAATGGTCGTTGTGTTGCTTGTGTTCCTACCTTTTTATGCAACTGTGCAGTAGGCCAACACTGTATTTTATAATCACAATAGCCACATACAGTGTGCATAACTCTGTTTCCTGTAGCAATTATCTCACCTTTTCTTTTTCCGTACTGTACACGGAAAGTTTCTTCTTTGTCTTTAAATTCTTTCTTTAATGGCTTATCCTGTATCATTGTTTGTGCATTAGACTTTGCTTTTTCCAATTGCTCTACAGAATCTTCCTCTTGATAGTCTGGTGCTTCACATACTGCCCATTCACCAGAGGCTTTATCAACAACTATCCACCCACCAAAATCCATGTTCTTTGCTTTGCTGTACAGGTAACCCTGCATAAGATAGCCAAATGTATCATCTTCTTTTACTTTATTGTACCCACCAAATTCTCCACCAAACTTCTTAGAGAATGCATAGGGTGATGCAGATTTTATATCCCACACCTTACCATCTATTACAACATCTAAAGTACCACTAAGTTCACATACATCTAAATCTAACTTAACTTTCTCTTGTTCTGATTCTATATTTACTCCTGATGATTTTAACACCACCATAGCAATAGCTTCTATAATATCACCAAAAAGAAATCGCATAATAGAATTATATTGTATCTCTTTTGGTGAACCATTTTTGTCATGCCACTGTTGGCACATAGGTCTGCCCAAGCCACTCATACGTAAAGAGTACCCACCTTTGCCACGAGACAACTGCTTAACTAGGGCATTCCCACAGTCATTCTTAAAATTTTCTAAAAGTTCAGGGTCTAGATCAATACCTTCTTTAGTGGCACGATCTAGTAATCCCTGTACTTTCATAAGAATAGGATTAAACAAAAGTCTTATCCTGTAGCTTCAAGAGTATCACCAAAGTCAGACAAGTCTCCAAGTTTGGCATTCTTTTCTTTTTGCTCCCTCCACTGTGCCATCGTCTTATTGTTGATAGCTTCTTTCGTTTCAAAGAACTTGGTCATCAATTCTTGATCACCTTCTTTTATATCTACTGACTTAAGAACAGACATAGTAGGAACGTAATAAGATGCACCTCCCATTTTCTTTCTCAACGTAGTTACTTTGTTTACCACAGTACACATGATTTGCTTTTGTCTAGCAATCATTTTTATATGGTCACTTATCGGCAGAAAACTTGATCCACGAACATACCATACAGAAGGTATTTCTTCTGGCATGTCCACTTTATTTCCTTCAGCATCTACAGGATCAACGAGCTGTACTGTATTATACAGAACTTGATTACATTTCACACTTTTGTGTAATGCCATCTCAGGACTGTCTTTTGGTAAAGCATCTGCTTGATCTTTAGTCAATCTACCACAACGCATGTTACCTTCTGTGTCATAAAAGTCAGCACTTAAAGTCGGTGCTTGTATTGTTTGACAACCAAAAGTATTTTGATCTGCATCCCATCTGCTATAGGTATACAAACGATAGAAGATTCTAACATGTGCTTCTTTAGCATAGGCAGTAACAAGACTTGGTAGTTTTAAAGCAAACTTACCACGAGAGATAGTTCGGCCCTCGCTGTCCTCTTCACTGTGGTTAATAGCAAGACGAGGTAGCCCCTGATTATTTTCGGAACCACTAACCTCTTGTCCAGTAAGTGCAGCAATTTCTTCCACTGACATATTTTTTAGTGAAGGTACCACACTTGCTTCTTTTGTTACAACGTCATTAGACATCATACTTTTCTCCTCTAGTTTAGAGTGTTAAGACTTCCTCCATGTTAAGCCAATCTTTACCAATCTTCAATTCAATACCAATAGGCATGTCGTAATCAATATTGTATCTCTTCTTAGCCTCAGACTTTATACTCAACATGGACTCAGCCAAAATATCAATCACCTCTTTCTCCTCTTCAGGAAACACGTCAAGGACAATTGAATCATGTACGGTATTACATACTACAGACTGCATACCCTTGTCAAATAAAATTTTTCTTAAATTTATAAGGGCAAGTGGTAACAGATCTGCAGTAGCAAATCCTTGTACAGGATAGTTTTTTATGGCGGTAGCGTGAGTAGAACCCCCATGAAAGTTCCTACGAACATGAGGAAAATGATAAACCCTACCAGAAGGAAGGGTGATCTTCTTCGTTTGGATGGCTTCATTTTGTAAAGCGACATGCCATCTAGCAACAGCTGAATATCTGGCCTTGAAAAGGTCGTAGTATTCAACTTCTTTTTCTGTTCCATATGTACCTCCGTATAATGGTTTAAATGTGTGTGCTTTTGCTTCCTGTCTAGAAACACCTAATGTTTTAGCAGAGAAGCTGTGCACATCAAAACCTTTCTGTACATCAGCATACACCTGCTCGTCTTTTGCAAGAAACCCTGCAACTCTAAATTCTAATTGACTGTAATCACCTTCAAGTATTTTCCCATTGTCCCAACGTGATACAACACACTCCCGTACAGGAAAGGTTGTACCTCTCGGCATGTTTTGAAAGTTAGGGTTACGGGAAGATAATCTTCCTGTAGCAGTAACGCACTGCATGTAGTGGGGATGAATAAAGCCTTTGTTATCCAATCCTTTTTCTATACCGTCAACAAATGTTCTAAGATAAGTACCTATAGCATTATACTTTATATAAGAACTAATAAATTTTTTCTGTTCATCGTTAGCAGACATAGCCAATACTTCTAATGTAGGCCTATCCGTTTTAAATCCATGTGTGCTCACATCATAGGCATCTCTTGGCACCAACTTAAATCCGGCAACTGTTCCTGTAGATTTAAATACAACCCCTTCCGCCCCACACGTTTTACAAATTCTTTTAGCTTTGCCAACTGTACCGTCTTTCTTTAGTGGGTTAAAATACCCTCTACCTTTACAGGAAGAACATTGGTGTGATTCTGTATGGGGTACAACAGTAGTATATGTTCTTACCTTTCTGACAAAATCATCTTGCTTGTATTTTCTCACTCGTTTCTTTCTCTTGGTGCTACCATATTGTTCATAACCTAAATTAAATGTACTCGCCCACAATTTCTTATCTGTCACTGCTCTGCTGTACAGGACTTTAGATCTATCCTCTGGACTGTCTAAATTTATAGGGGTATCACCCATTGTACGCTTAACTTCTTCATCAAGAAACTCGTGTAACTCATTGTATTCATTACGATATTGTTCTCTAATATTTGTCAAAGCATCTACACTAACTTTCATGCCAGTATTTTCCATTTCGGTAAGAATTTGACACATCTCATTCATTAGACTAACGGTAGGTGCAAGGCCATTGGAAACATCTTTTTGTTGTGCAAGGTACAACTGTTTTGTTACCTCTACATCTGCTCTTCCATATTCCTCTACAATGTCCCACGGAATTTTGTCAAATGATACACCGTCTTTCATGTACTGCTCTGTTAAATCTGTACGTTT